CCGTTCGTGCCGCTTGTTCCGTTCGTACCTGACGTTCCACTTGAACCATTGGTGCCGCTCGTTCCATTGGTGCCAGAAGTTCCGCTCGAACCGTTGGTTCCGCTTGTACCACTTGTTCCGTCAGTGCCAGAGGTTCCGCTCGAACCGTTCGTACCCGACGTTCCGTTGGTGCCCGAAGTTCCGGACGACCCGTTTGTTCCGGATGTACCGGACGAACCGTTCGTTCCCGACGTTCCACTTGAACCATTGGTGCCACTCGTTCCATTTGTCCCAGAAGTTCCACTCGAACCGTTGGTTCCACTTGTTCCATCAGTGCCAGAGGTTCCGCTCGAACCGTTCGTACCTGACGTTCCACTTGAACCATTGGTGCCGCTTGTTCCGTTGGTGCCGGAAGTTCCGGACGACCCGTTTGTTCCGGATGTACCGGACGAACCGTTCGTGCCGCTTGTTCCGTTGGTACCCGACGTTCCACTTGAACCGTTGGTGCCGCTCGTTCCAGTGAGCCCAGAAGTTCCACTCGAACCGTTGGTTCCGCTTGTACCACTCGTTCCATTTGTACCCGACGTTCCGCTTGAACCATTGGTGCCGCTTGTTCCATTCGTACCGGAAGTGCCGTTCGTACCAGATGTTCCACTGGTACCGGAATAACTTAATGCATACGATGCCGTGCCGAATAAGCTACCAGTGAAACTATTGCTTCTCTCGTATCCGGTCGCGGTTGAATTTACCATCCAAACTTGGCCGGGAACAAGCGACGCAGAATCATAAAACCCCGATATATCATCAAGATGCACAGGAGAAACCGGGCTGACGAGGATTTTTCCTGCCACGCTGTCACTTCGCAAAACCATTCCTATTCTAACTATATCATACGGAGCCGTCGGTCTTATGTCTGTGTACTCCCCGGGCGTGGTACTCGATAAATAAACCATAGCCCCGTCCGGATATCCATTAGTATTTAAATTTTCGACGACACCAAATGCAGTGACATATCCAAATTCATTATTTTCTATATTTTGAATAGATATTCCATAAATTTCGGAATCATAATCCGCACGATTTCCTATGTGAGCCGATGCTATAGCCAATTCACCTAATGGATTTCCATGACTGCTCACGCCTTTTATTTTTACGACTGCGCCGTTTGGTATAGTTATACCGGAGACATTCTCCGTCCAAATATAATTTGTCTGACCCAGCTTTAGAACGGAAGACCCGGTCATACCAACAGAAATTGTTTGATATTCATCATCCCATACCAATTTTCCTATAGAATTGCTCTGGCTTGCTGTGGTGTCTATGTTCAGACTAGGAAATGTCGAGCTACCAGACACCGTAAATGACCCTGAAATTACAACGTCGCCCAATTTGGAAATATCAACATATGATGAAGTATTTGAAATAGAAGCTGATGTTGATATGGTAGCAAAAGAAGAAGTTGAAGAATATGAGGCGGTTGTGGCCGTACTTGCATTTCCGCTGATACTGGCACTGATATAAGAACTATTTTGCCAATGCAATGCAACTCCATCATACATCAAAACTTGTCCATCAGTTGGACCAGATATATTTACATCACTCAATCCGCTCAATGTCTGGGTGATAGAAGAGCCGCCGCCACCAGCACCACCAACGTTTCTAAACAATCCGCCCTGTTGAATTGCGTATGAGTTGGCATTTGTGAAATTTGCATCATTTCTAAGAATTAGATACGAAGAAAGTATTGCACTTGCTGCTGTGTTTGGAGCTTCAATAAAAGATTCAAATGCAATGTTTGCAATAGCGTCCAATTTTGTAGGATATGTTGTATTTCCATAATAAACATATATGCCTTTTGTTGCTCCGCCGGGAAACCAATAAACTCTTTGAATTGTCCATTGACGATTTATACCAGTACCCGGTACAGCAGTCAATACTCCATTGTTGCTGTAACGTGTAGGATCTATTGTTAAATATCCAAGTCCTGCATTTGTATCATATGCCCACGCCGATCCACTTTGACGATATCTATAAATTTTTGATATTGTGGTACCCGAATCAACAACGTAACTTGGACTGTTTGGATCGACGGAATAATTTCTACCATCTGCATAAGCAGTTCCACTTGCAATAATCAAACTTCCTGTACTTGAACCGCTAACATATGTGTTTAAGCCGCTCAATTTTAATGAACCAAATGCTCTAATAAAATCATTGCTGCGTTGTTTAAATCCATAAGCAACACTTGGAAATGTTTGAACGGCACCTATACTTGTACGATTTTGGTGAACTACTATCCCGATTGGTATCAGCGTATTATATTCTCCGTTAAAAAATGGAGTTCCTTGTGCAAAAATTTGCCCGCTGGAATTAATTGCAATGAAACTTTGATCGTACGATGCACTTAATGGAGCAATACTTGCACTCACAGTTGGCCAATTCAAGTATTGAATGATTGGAAATGGATTGTCTGTTAGCGAAGCATTTAGACTAACAATAATTCCGCTGCCGCTTGTTACTTGATACACAGTTGATGATTGTGTTACAATCAAACCGCCATTCAATAATCCTGTGTAAAGATTACCTTCCAGCCAACGAAGACGAGTAGTGTTTGCATATCCTTGACCATTCTGAGTAAAATACAAATCATTTGTAGACCCAGACACATAAATATAAGAAGCAGAAACGGAATTATCTACATCCGCATCGACTGGACTAAATTTTATATATCCATCAATATCAAATGCACCAAACGCTTTAATGGTTGGATTTGATGGAGAATTAGAACCGGATATTAATATACTACCAGTTAATACTGTATTGCCAAACAATGTATTATTACCAACCTGAATTGTTGAACCGGAAATATTTAAGCTTCCGCTCAATGTTGTATCTCCGAGTAATGTGTTATTACCCACTTGTATCGTCGAACCAGACACAGAAAATGAACCTGTTATATGTTGATCTCCTATGAAATTATTGGACGCAGTGGTGGCAAAGACGGAAATATCCAGACCCTCCAAGAAAGATGCCGTGACAGCGTAGTTTGTAGAATTGGCATATACGGAATAAGACGCGGATGTAGCATCGAAGGAATATATTGAATTATTTGCCCAACTTGCGGTGATTTCCGCGGTTTGATTGCTGGAAATTGGACCAAATACAACAAGTGACCCTGTGATGTCCACACTACCTGTAAATTGGTGTGTATTTGAAATATTATTTCCAAACTTGTTAGACCCAGATGCATATACTGTCGACGCCGTGACTGTGACGACATTCAAATTTGTGACTGTAATAGACGACGCGGTAACTTGTCCGAATGTTACATTATTTATTGACGTAAACGCGAGTCCTCCCCCGTTGCTCAACTGTGCGCTGCTGGTAACTACATTTACCGGGGTCACTCCGCTTGTGCCGGAAGTTCCATTCGTACCCGAGGTTCCACTTGAGCCATTCGTGCCAGAAGTTCCATTCGTGCCAGACGTACCGTTCGTACCCGAGGTTCCGCTTGTGCCACTCGTACCCGAGGTTCCGCTGGTTCCAGAAGTTCCATTCGTACCCGAGGTTCCACTTGAGCCATTCGTTCCAGAAGTTCCATTCGTGCCAGACGTACCGTTCGTACCCGAGGTTCCGCTTGAACCGTTGGTTCCACTTGTGCCGCTTGTGCCACTTGTTCCGTCAGTTCCCGAGGTTCCGCTTGAACCGTTGGTTCCACTTGTGCCGCTTGTTCCGTCGGTACCCGAGGTTCCACTTGAACCGTTCGTCCCCGACGTTCCACTCGAACCATTGGTTCCGCTTGTTCCATTTGTACCCGAGGTTCCGCTCGAACCGTTCGTCCCCGACGTTCCACTCGAACCATTGGTTCCGCTCGTTCCATTTGTACCCGAGGTTCCACTTGAGCCATTCGTTCCAGAAGTTCCATTCGTGCCGGAGGTTCCGCTTGTTCCGTCGGTACCCGAGGTTCCGCTTGAACCGTTCGTCCCCGACGTTCCACTCGAACCATTGGTTCCGCTTGTTCCATTCGTACCCGAGGTTCCACTTGAGCCATTCGTTCCAGAAGTTCCATTCGTGCCGGAGGTTCCGCTTGTTCCGCTCGTTCCGTCGGTACCCGAGGTTCCACTCGAACCATTGGTTCCGCTTGTTCCATTTGTACCCGAGGTTCCACTCGAACCGTTCGTCCCCGACGTTCCACTCGAACCATTGGTTCCGCTCGTTCCATTTGTACCCGAGGTTCCACTTGAGCCATTCGTTCCAGAAGTTCCATTCGTGCCGGAGGTTCCGCTTGTTCCGCTCGTTCCGTCGGTACCCGAGGTTCCACTTGAACCGTTGGTTCCGGACGTTCCATTCGTTCCGCTCGTGCCGTTGGTGCCGGAGGTTCCACTTGTTCCGGAATATGTAATAGCATACGACGCGGTTTCTGCGTATGAAGATGATATGGCAAAACTCGCGGTTAATTGTGCGGTTCCTATAACAACCAAATTACCGGACACGTTCAAATCTCCGGATATATTTCCGTCGCCTTCTACTATCAGGCCATTTCTGACGATTAGTTCGTTACTCATGGATGTTTATTATATTATATAAATATACCGCCCCATCCTAAAATTGTTTTTATATCGAAAAAGCGTAGCGTTTTTGTCTGATATGTTTTTGGCCAAAATTCGTGCGTTGTCAAATTAAACCATCATCCTTATAAGTTTAATAGTCCAATTGCCCGCTATCGGATTTGCTAGTATATTAATATTACCACCAGTGTTGTCTGCGGATAAAAATACAGGAACTGAGCCGATTTGGCTTACTTCTGTGTTATAATATTTAATATAAGTGTTATTCCAAGTTGCGACCATTTCGCTCGTTTTAAAATTCGCACCACCATCGTTGATACTGATAAGCCACTTCCCGGCATTTCCAGAAGAAATAGGGACGCTATCTATATAACCAGAGGCAGATACATTCAACGCTACGTTTGTATTGAATGAACCCGTAGCACCCGCATTACTAATACTGATTGACCCGTATGTAACGGAACCGGACGCGTTAAGATAACTGGCCGTTGCAGCGGAGTTTGCATATGCTGAATAATCCGACACAAATGCGTGGTTTGAGTTTGGAGATATCCCAATGGGGGTACCATTTCTGGGAGATTGGATATCCATAGTACTGACTGAGAATAAGTCCGGTTTCGCGGCTTTATCCGGGGCGGCGGATATGTTAGATGCCTCTGTTCCAAATACGATTTTACGAGGAGTGAATGCCTTCTGAACAACGGACTTATAATTTTCATATCTATTTGGCAATAGATATGCATATACCATCATACTAAATGTCGTTTTTACTACGCGGTCCTGTCCGGCTTCCAACGAGGTTTCAAAATTATAGTCGGATATAGAAGTTCTAAACTTGAATCTCTTCTTGTCTCCCCAATAGTCTTCGGTTGAAAAATTAATAGCTTGAATTATTTCATTTCCTTGTTCTACCAAATCCGTCCACACGATGTAATCATAATTTATAATAACATGGTCTGGCATTGCAACGGAATATAACTCTTTCACGGGAGAAAACCCAGACATAGCAGAAAACTTATCATATTGATTTTTTTCCGAAAACTTTTTCTCCACTGGGTATTGTAAATAACGATTGAATGTAATCAATCCATCATTTCTTTGCATCGTGGTGCGCCTGTATGCAATTGCCGGACATTGTATTTTTCCGTTCTTATCTCTAATTACACCATCTTTTCTTATTGATTTCCAACGTTCCTCCGATGCGTAGCTTATTGGCACCTTAACCTGTCTGCCGGAATCGATTATAGTCGGACTTATTACTGTATCTAGGTAAGTAAATATTGCGCCGTCAATATCTATTAAATTTACCGAGAAATCTTTCTCCGTGTCTTTGTCTCGCCGGACATTCATCGCACGATTCTCCGACACCTTCATCCCAGACATTTCAGTGGAATGATTTATGTTGTTTGGTGCCGGGTTGTTAGCCGGAGTATTTGTTGGGCCACGCCATGCCATAAATTATTTGTTGTTTATTTGATCCCAAATTTGTTGCAGTCCATCGCTTTCATCATATCCACGCCTTGCAGCAGCATCTACGAACTCTTCATATTTTTTATATTTGCCCGCCATAAAGCCGAGAGCTGTTTCTTTACTTGGTTGTTCTGGTGTAAGACTTTTTAAATATATACCATATGTTGCGCCATCCCGGTCTTTTACTATTGCCCGTTGTTCTCCGGTTTTTCTATCCGGTATACTGTCCGATACAAACGTCACGGGGGCACCGGTTACAGTAAAAATTTCATCGCCAGCCGCATAATCGCTATGTTTAATTTTATTAATCATACCTTTCATCTGAGATTTAAGGTCTTGATTAAATGCGTCGATATTCTCATTTTTTATTTGCTCGACGATGGATTTTAATTTTATCATAAGTTAGTCGTTCCTCTCAATTATGTTTAGAGAGGTATACTTGGTATAGTGAGTGTTGCACACGATAGAGTGACTCTTATCAGCTTGTCCACCCAGAAGTTGTTCTTGTACAACATTATCTATTTCGTAATATCTATCATTCCAGAATATCATATCTCCAATTTCCGGATAAAATTCCAATTGGCGGAGCATTTTCTCTCGCAATTTAAATATATGATTCTGTGAACGACTTGGTCCGAAATCGTCATATTCGGCTTCCATGTCTGCACGTTCTATCAATGAAGAAACTTGAACCGACGGCATATACCATTTGCCGGTGGCCTGAGAAGTTTCTCCATATATGTTCGTGGCAGTCTCGTTTGGGGAGATTTTAAATATCTGGACCAAGTTTTCGATAATATCCCCCATTAGCTCGGCATTGAATTGCCCAACCAAATTTAAATCTCGTTGCGAAAAGTAACGTCCTCTTAATCCCATATTAGTTTCCTCATTTGGTCGGTTGTTATTGGAGATTCTTCTCTAATTCTTATTATTTTTATGCCACTCTGCTTGGCCATATTAGTTTTCAATTTATCCACTTTCATACTTTCTCGTTGGAATGGATATTTACAATCTTCCTCATTTAACGGATGCCAAAATGTTCCATCAAATTCAAACAAAATATTTTGGTCCGGAAGAAATGCGTCATAATATCTTCCTCCCATTGGATATTGCGTAATAAAACATACACCCAATTCGTTCAACATGTCGTAATATTTACGTTCAAGTGAAGTAAATTTATCTCTCGGATTGAGAGTCTTTTTTATGCCAACGAATCCTAGTAGCTTGATTTCGTTCTTCGTCAGCACTTGGTTTAATAATGAAAATGGTCTCATCCTATATAAATTCCAAGTGGGACCATGCGCAATGTGTCTTGCAATTGTTGAGCCTCGGCGGCGCGAATTTCGAGTTGTGCCTTACGACTGGTCGCTTCGAGATTTTCTCTCAATTGTGTCATCAAGTCGGTTTTTTCTGCCGCCGCTTCTTGGCGTAATTCTCCGCCGTCCAAGGTAACTTCTGCGCCGGGAATTGGAATAGTTTGATATTTCTGGCGGATACTTCCCAACACTTCTTTACACAGAGCGAGAAAATATTTGCGAATCCATTGGCGACCCACGGAATTAATACTTGCATACGGTATTACATTGTACGGAACATTACTATAATCTCCAATCACGGTCGATGACACAGCCGATCCAGATGCATTGTAATATGAACCGGACGGAGATATGCCTTGAGCATCTCTCTCGGCCCCAATCAAATATTGGAAATATAGTTTCATCGAATATGTTGGGATTGGGAAAATTTTTATTTTGTTGTTGACCAACTCAAATCCGTATCCCGACTTTCTTACCATGTCATTAAATTCGATAGCTTGCATACGAAGCAAATCTTCGAATATTGGAGTCATCAAAAATTGAGTGGCTGGGGAATATCCCGCGAATCCCATTTCATTCAATACATTGCTGTAACTCATACCAGTCATGCTGAATGGGTCGTATATGCGTGCCGCTGCTGGTGGCATATCATGAAATATTCTACGAATTTCTATGCGGTTGTAACTCTCGCTGACATCTCCCCACAAAGATTGTAAATCGTAGGACTGGGTTCCGGCTGATATATTTATGCTTCCTTTTTTCCAGTCAACAGTTCCACCAACGCCAAACTCCGTGCCGTATCCTTGTGCAAGCTTTATTATATATGGAAGACCGCTACCAACAACATTAGTCTGTGTGATGTTTGTGCTTACAGAAGTTCCTTGCAAAACCCCAATATTATTTCGAATGTTAAACTGATTCACCTGTGCACTATATTCGAATATTGCTTCTTCGAAGCATGCATAAAAATTGGAATCAATCATTTCTATGTCGGTAATTGGGTACCCAAGTCGGGTAGCCGCCCAGCGGGCCGCTGCCGGTGCGTCTGTTTTAAACACCGGGTCGAGTTCAAAAAATCCAAATGGAGTACTTCCCGTTACGATTGCTGAACCGGACCCCGGCCAACGAACTCTGTCTTGGTCAACGTTGTAAGTTATGGATGTGTCTGGCATATTATATAAATATATCATCGTTGCCTATTTACTCTGCTATTGTAAATAAAACGACCGGGTATATACTCTTTCTTGGTCTCTGTTATATTTATATCAGTGTATGATTAAACTTAAAGATTTGCTCCGGGAGAGTAATATAATAAAAATGGCCCAAGACGAAGTCCAAGAGGATTACCAACCACCGGCAGACAAAGCACCATACAGTGCACACGAATTAACGCCACCAGTACATGTGGCATATGCCGACCCAGCTGGGTACAAGAACGTTAAAGGTATGGAACCATATGTGCCAAAAAACACAGATTTCACGGGAATGAGCACGGCAAAAAAATTTGAAGTCTCTGCGAATTTTATAAAATATTTGAAACGGGTAGAGAACAATATAAAAAAGGGATTCAAAAACGGAAAGTGGTACCCTCACCCGGCGGTCGAAGGTGGAAAAAGTTGGGACATTGGATATGGTCACAAAATAACCGCAAAAGACGATATGGCTAAATTCAGAAATGGTTTGACTGAACAGGAAGTCATGGCGTTATTGAAAAATGATATAGAAAAAGCAAAAACGGAAGTTGAGAATTATTTAAAAAATAATCGCCTGCCTACCAACCTTTCACAACACCAATGGGAAATGTTAATAGATTATTCATATAATTTAGGAACTGTTAGAAAATTTCCAGAAATGGTAAAAGCCGTAGTATTCAAAGATTTGTCGAAAGCTAAACGGGAATATAAGAGATTTGGTACATTCGGCGGAACAAAAAAAGAATTGGGGCGCAATGCTGAATTTTATAACACGTATCTCAAAGACCCAAATGTGTGGAAAAATGGATTGGGATAATTTACAAAACATATGAAATTAACTGAAATATTAAACGAAATAGTCACAGAAGCCAGTGATATATCAAAGATAACTCAACCAGAACGCAAAAGAATATCCAATGAATTCCATAAGCATCCCGAACTCGGCGGCACAAAAAAAGTAGATAGTCTAGGAAAAGTATTAACTATAATTACGCAAGCGTTGGATGTGGTCGGGTTTCAATTAGACATGGTCACTGGGGATTTATTACTAGGAGAAAAGGGGCAGAGATTGCTTCCATACAGTAGAAAATCAATTGACCCAAAAACAGACCCGATACAGATACAAAATAGCCGTATTAGTTTTACGTGGGAAAATATGAATCCCGACAAATTCGGGCCTAAGAACATCGAGATTATCGCGTATCCGTCATAAAAATAGTATTGACGGAACATCTAGTTTTTAGTAAAGTCATAATCGTAATATATGAAATATTTAAAATTTGTGGCGATTGCATTATTTTCTTTAACTCTCGGTGGTTGCATGGTTGTACCATCCGAACCACGCCACCGTATAGTTCAATGCCCACCCCCACAAGTGATTGTGGTTCACGACCATCCTATATATTATTATAGCTATCCGACGATTGGATGGCACATTGGAGTTAGAATGCGTCACTTGCATCGTCGATAAGATTCGAGACAATTTGCGTTAGTACGCGGGCCGTTTGATATTCAAATGGCCTTTATATTTATAAGTATGATTTTATTGAAACATCTTCTCAACGAAGTTCTTGATTCGCCTTATAAATACAAACATTCATTTGCAACCGAAGAAATTGACTACGAAGACGAAGAAACAGGGAAAACTTATAAAAAAGATGTATTAAGTCCCGTTCAAATAATAAGATTCAAAACTGACCATGGCGTTGATTATATGTGGTATGCCAAGCAAAGTAGATTCGATGACACTGCGTGGGAAATAGCGTTCGGAGTCCACGAAGGAGTGGAATCGGACGGAACAAACAAATTAAATATCGGACTGACCAAAACCGGAGATGCGCTTAGAATATTTGCCACCATCATTGACATAACAAATAGTTTTGTTGAATTTGACGATGACAATCACGAGATATTGCGATTGACAATGACTGCCAAGGAAGATAATCGCGCCAACCTTTACATTAAAAGATTCGTTCCATTAATTGAAAATTTTAAGTTGGAAGACGTTAGAAAATTCCACGGTGAGTCGCATATTACGTTAGCTCGAACAAATTGAGCAATTTTTTATAACATTTTAGAAAATAAAAAAGCCCCCTCTTTCGAGGGGGCTTTTGATTGAGGGTTATTCCTTACAAAGTTGATTAGACTTCGTTCAAGTTGCCGATAACAATCTTACCGTAGAACTCAGGACGTAAGATCTTCTTGGCATAACGTGTCATCACGCCACGACGTGGGGTGAAGTTCACTGGGTCATACACCAACGGTGTTTGAATCAGTGGGATGTATGGAGCATATACAGCGCCGGTTTCTAGGAAGTTTGTTCCACGGAAACCTACCAACATGACGTTATCGGTCATATATGGATTCTTGTAGATGGTCCAACGGTTGTTTAGAGCGCCAACTTTGGCAACGCCCATCGCGAACTTGGCTTGGTCGCCGTCCGTGTTGGTGCTGAATCCCGGAATGGATTCGATGATGGTAGCAACGTCCGGAGAACAGACTAGGAAGTTAGCTCCACCGCGCAATGTCAATTGGTGAATCTTGTTAGATACCTTTTGGATTTTGTTTCCAAGTGTTTGGAACCATGTGCTCTTTACATAAGCTGTGCGATTTGCAGCAGTGTCATAGAATCCGCCCAAGTTGGCGTTGTATTCAGTTCCGATACGGGCGGACCAGTATTCGGTTGTTGCGGCAGGGGCAGCAGTTACCAACATGTCGAGGATTTCGAGGTCGATTTCCATCGAGACGTACTCCGACAACAGAGCAGTTAGCTCGGCTTCGGCGTCAATGGAGTGGTAGGCGTTCAAGTCTTGTGCCAACTCTGGTGTCCAGACGGCTTTCAACTTACGTGTCTTTGCCACGATGGCTTCGCTCTTTAGCTCCAAGTTAACTTCTGGGATACCAATGTCGTTAGCAATGCCGGTTGCATTTGGCAATCCGGAACCTTGGTCTTCGAAGTCGCCACGGGAGGTGGCCTCTGGTTGCTTGTGGTAAGCAACTAGGATAGAAGGAGTAGCTCCGATTGCAGAACCGGAAACAACGAACGTTACAACGTCGCCGGAGACCGTTGTGAATGCTGGGTAGAAATCAACAATTCCGGAACCGGAAACTGTGAACGCACGGATGCCAGTAGCATCAAAACCGGTGCTGTTCAAGTTGGCGGTAACGCGGAAGATTTCCTTGTCGGAAACGGACGAAGAAAGTTCTGGGACGAACTTTACGTCGAGGAACGAACCGGTGCTGGCTGTGCCAGTGACGGTTGTGGTCTGGTCATTGATGGTATAACCAAAGCGACCTTGGCCGTATAGACCGTTGGTTGCGCTGTCGGTGCTGCCCAACTTTGTGCCTGTGCCACCGAATAGCGACTGTCCGCTAAAGGCTGGCTTACCGGCTTGGTTGGAACCATATTTGAAGTCCAGATAGAATACTAGACCGGAAGGAAGATTCATCGGTTGAACCGAGACGAATTCCTTGGCCGCGATTTCGGCGAACACACGACGAACTAGTGGAAGAGCAACGCCCGCCCATTGTTCGGAATTGGTGGAGGTACCTGTGCGGGTAGCTTCATCAATTAGTTGTTTTGCTTGGTTCTCCAAAAGGATAGACATATGGGATTTTTCCATATCGTTCTTGACGCCTTCTAGAAGACCAGTTTTTTCCCATTTGGCGACTAGGCCACGGGTTTGGGACATGAGTTGAACCATTGGGTTCGATGTCTCGCTGAGTAGTGATTTGATGTCTGACATAATGTTTGTTCCTATAATTAGGTGTTGATTTTTGGTTTACTTACGAATACCGGCTAGCTTTTGGAAGCGGTTTGCCATAATGGCTCCTTCTGTCAAAACTGCTGGGTTTGTCGGTTTGGTTGATGCAACTGGCTTGCTAGCGAGTCCTTCGGTGATGGTTTTGACGGTTTGTGACATGACCTTCTTAGGGGCTGGTGCCACAACTGTCTTTTTTCCACCGAAATTAGATGATTCGGCTAACGTAGCGTATACGAGCTTGGCTTCACGAACCGACTTCGTGAGGTCAAATGACTCTATTACTCTTAGTTTTTGCTCATTGTTTAGGCTGTGTTGCTTGAACAATTTGTTCGTGTAGAGCAGCTTGGCATTGAGCAGTGTAACTTCATTGATACGGTCCCGTAGATAAACAACTGCGCTACGGTATTCTGCTAGTTCCTTTTTCAACGAAATGTTTTCTTTGACGGTTTTTTTGTCGTCCTTGTCGTCCTTGTCGTCCTCGTCGTCCTCGTCGCCCTCGTCGCCCTCCGGTTTCTTGATATTCTTCAAGAATTGTGGTGGGACTTCTCCTTCTCCTTCGGTGACTTGTTCGGCTTCGTCGTCACACGCAAGAATCTCTTCCAACGAGATTTCTTCATCGAGTTCATTGACTGGGTCGGCGCAATTGACTTCATTTGTGGAATCTTCCAATTCCTTGAGAATTTCATCCAGTGAAGCTTCATCGACTACGTCATTCTCCTTGAGAGCGGACGTACCTGAATCGGTTTTCTTAAGACCATCGGAAACTTCGTTGGAAGCGCCCTGTGGGTCTTCTGTGCCGGAAGCTTTGATGTTCTTGATTTGATTTCCTGTCGCGGTCTTCTTATAGTCAGTAGACGCTGTATTTTCTTTCTTTCCGGGCGGGAGTGAGCCCTTTGTGGACATAGATGTTGCTTTTACAACCATCTTCTTGCCGGGGTCTGCTGTTTTGTGTCCGGCGGTTGTTTTCTTATAATCTGCGTCACTTTCGTTCATATGGTTTAGGTCTGATTGTTGTGGGTCTTCTCCGAAAATTTCTTCCATTCTTTCGTCTTCTTGTCCCGACATTGGTGTCGGATCGAGTGCTGGTGCGCTTGGTGCGCGTGTTGCTGGCTGTCCTGCTGCACCAATTGGCGCAATCGGGTGCTCGGCATCTGCGTCTGGTCCGACTGGGGCATCACCGCCGAATGGGGCTCCATCGACGGGTTCTGGTACTTGTCCCATTGCGCCCGGTTGGTCGAGAGGTCCGCCCAATTGTCCGGCTTCATCTCCATCTGGTTCACCGGGAACCTGTTGTGCCGGAGCTTGTCCGACTTCTTCGCCGGTGTTGCCGTCAGTATTATCTTGTGCGCCGTCGGCGGCATTCAATTCATTGCGGAGTTTTTCCGATAACATGCTCTGTAGCATTGGGGCGAATTGTTCTTCGAGCGCAAATTTTGCGTTAGATAGTGCAGTGGCGCGGACTGCTTTTGCGTCTGCTATTGCTTGTTTGAGTAAATCTGACATAATAGTTTTTATCCTTGTTGTTGGTGAAACTATTAAGAGTTTCAAAAAAGTTTTTATCTGCCTCGCACCAAAGAGTTAGTGCATTTTATAATAAATAAATATATACCAATATATGAAAAAATATAAAATACTTGAATTTTTTTATTTATTTTCTTCCAATCTTTGAAACTGCTATCGGCGTACCTTCATCTAAACTCTTGATTTCAAAATAACGAGATAATATATGCCCGATGTCTTCGTACGCGGCTTCCATGCGCTGTTGTAGTGCATTTGCCTCTTTAGCAAACTTCGTCAGTTCATCTGCATATTTTTCCAAATTTTGCATGTTTTTGGTGACGACGTTCTTATCAAACCAACTGTCATCTCCACCTTTTTCGGTTTCGTGCATAGCCAGTCCGTGAGCGTGCTTGGTAATTTCTTTTAAATTGTAAGCAAGTTCCATCAAACTATGCTCGCGGCGCAATTGTGCTCCGAGTTGGTTGTATCCACCGATGGCTTCCAATGCGGTAGATTTCTCTTCTCGGGTCCATTGTTTTTCGTTGGTAGGAGTGAGTTGTGGGTTTGGATTTAAAGTTCCCATACCCTCAATCAACGGTCTCATTTTTAATATATTCATATAATTTATTCCGCTGGTGTTTCTTGGTCTGCTTCTGGATTTTTGTCGCTTTTAGTTACCATTGTGTTCATGGAGGTTAGCAACTCTCCCATACCGGGCAAAACTCTATATGGGGCCACATCGTTTGAAAACAATGCCATATCTTCCGGGGTCTGGATTTTTAACTTCTGAGACATTTCTCCCGCCAACGCGTCGATTGTATTGGTCTTGAAGGCGTGATTCAAAATCTTGCCCAATAAATACTGGGTGCCCGGACCTGAATCTAATTTAACATATGATTGGTTTTCAATTTCTTGTTCGGCTTGGTCCTTCTCGGCTTTGGCTTTTTCTAGTTCGGCCTTTGCCTTAGTAGCATCAGCCTCTGCTTCTTCGGGGGATTCTTCTGGTGCCGAATCTGCACCGGCTGGTGCATCTCCCGCAGGGGCGTCAGTAGGCGTATCTTGGTTACCGCCACCTGTGTCCGGTTGCTGCGGCGCTTCGCTCCCCATCGCGCCGGGGGGAGATTCTTGTGGTTGTTCGGCTGGTTGTGCATCTGGTGCTCCTTGGTCTTTTGGTTGTGCATCTACATCCTCTTCACCGGGCTTTTTTTCGACGGCCTCGCGCTTCAATACTTTAGATTTCTTGTTCTTTTTTGCCTCGGCCAAAGCTCCCCAGCTAATGTCAGTTATTCTTCCAGAATTTGCATTGCTGGCAATGCCAGATATCAATTGCTTAAGGAATGGGTTAGTAATTTTGTTGCTCATATGTTATAAATATATATTAATTTGATAAACCTTCGCGGTGCCTAGCATATATTAACGAATCTCGGATAAAATATCTCTTACCAATCCTTCAATTTTCATATACTTGTCGATTTCGGTGCGGTCTATCAAAAAGTTTTTGTTCTCACGCAATCTACCTTCATTTAAATTCATATATGCTCCGCGTGTGGACGGAGAAGATACAAGGTCAAAGCACAGCAACTCAAAGTCCTCTTGAACTTCAACAGTATTTTCCGAGATTTGACGAGTAGAACCGAGCCCACGACTAGAAATGCCAATGCGAATATTGTTGCGAATTAAATCTCTGGCAATATTTCCACTGGGAGTTGTAAGAATCTCTATAGTCCCCATGACAGTGTCACCTTGCCAATGACAATCCACCACGTTGTGAGAGACATTTTTCAAATTGATGACAGAGGATTCTGGGTGGTCCAGCTCGCCCAATGCTCTGCGTTCTTTAATAATCTGTTGGTATTTTTCAACCTCGCGCTCCAAAACTGGGCGTGGATATATACGACCGTTGTGGTTCTTTTCTCCCGCTTTTTGCAATGGACCTTTCAAGGTGAATGGTCCGGAGGTGTGGTTTTTGGCTTCGTTCAACACTTCTGGTGTAATGTCGAAAGGCATGAAATCTACTAGAAGTTGTTTACTCATATTACTTTCCTTTTAAATTGTTTTTTGACACAAGATTAAATGCTTGTGGGTACACAAGTCCGCCCAAACTTCTTAATCCGCTTTCTTGTATTGGAGCTTGTGGAGGCAAATCTGCACCGGTTCCGGCGTTCGCCGGGGTCAAATCTACCTGTATTTTAGAATCTTCTATGTAATATTCCGATTGACCTTTATCATCCGTACCTGAGAATACGACATAGTATTTATCTTTGCTGTGAACATATCGAACGTCAATTGCAGTCACTGTGAACGTATAATCTTTCACAATATATTGGTCCATAGAACCTCTGGAAGCTTTCGCCATCACATTTTTGTTCAGAAATGTTTTGGATAGAGAATCTACGAACTGTTTCTTTACTTTATCTTCCTCCGTTTGAACTTTGGCTTTAAAATTATTAAAATCGGACAAGATATCCACTGCCTTATTGTTTGGACTTGGTGGCGGAGTGACTGCCGTAGGAGAGCGTCCCGGTGCCGTAGGTGCACCGGCGGATGGGCCATCACCCCATGTGTTTTCGTTTAAAATTTTCTTTGCTAGTTCAGCGAGATTGATATTCATATTATTTTCCAATTTTGTGTATACGTTTGGCTATATTTTTCATTCGGGTGTGCATTTCTTTCATATCCGGTGCCGTACTTTTCCATAAATTTTCCATCGGAATATCACATTCATTTTTTAGGCGTTCGCAAATGCCGAGTAAATATTCAACCTCGCCCAACATTTTCTTTGCTTCTTTTATTCCCAATGATACTTTTCGGTGATTTTTCATCAAGTCGCTGTCCTTGAAATTTTTATATTTGCTTTTACCTTCTTCAACTATTGTCAACTCTCTGCGCAACATTGGAAGACTGTCACCAGATTCTTTTTCCTCCACGGTAGACTTTTCTTCCTTGCCTACCAAGGTATATCCATCCAATCCAACGGTAGCCTCAGAACCTTTAGTTTTTTTTCGGCCCCAATTTGGAGTGTTGACGCCAGCAACGGCACTAGTACCTGTCATTTCTTCGATGACTTCTTCAACAAGTTCGCGAATGATTTTTTTGACGTCGTTTGACATTTTATCTTTGTGCTCTTGGAATCCAAGTTTTATTCTTCACATCTTTTTCATATCCTGAATAAATACGAGAAAGAAATTTAAAATGATCTGACTCTCTTTCATAATTACCGTGAACATTGGGCCTATTACGATCACCGTCGACATAGTCCGGTATGTCCTCGTAGCTTATTTCTATTTTTTTATCAAGTTCTTCGGCGGTTTTAAAATTATATTTCTTCATTGCCCATTGGGTAAAATCTACTACATCTATATCGGGATTGTTCTTTTTTGCCCAATTTTTAAGAATTTCACTCTCGGGAAGTCCATGGATTTCGTTGATCACTTCTCTGATTAGTTGTTTTAGTTGTGATTTTTTCATGTTTTAGTTTCTTTATTTTTCTATCCTTGGAATTATATTGGTAGGAATGCCTGTTATTTTATGAATGGTTATCACTCCCTGTCTGTCAAATTGTATATTCCTTGCTTCTTTTCCGTCTATTGTAGCGACAGCATCAAATTGATTTTTATCATGAAAAATTCTGATAAACCCGTGTTTTGTGCTTTGACTTGGCTCACGTGTTCTAAATTGTAGTATGTCATCGCTACCATCTCTGGAATAAGCAAATTTTAGTAAAGTGCTATCGCCGGACTTTTTTGTACCGGCAATTAACAAAATCTTACCTCCGCGCAGCCAAGAAAATGGCCACACGTCGTTTATACGAATATTGAATAATTTTTTATTATCTCCGACTGCGTTTTTTAAATTTGCGGTATCGGCTCTGTCCGCAAATCTACTAGCTTGGGCCGGTTTACCTCTACTTGCCGCAATACCAGCAGCTTTGCTTTGAAACTCGGCGTCGGTGCTTTTATACTCTTGAATTACTTCGCTAATAAGTTGTTTTAATTGTGACTTTGTCATATGATTATTTTAAATTCTTTAACTCTTTGATAAGCTCGTAACTCAACATCAGTGCGGTGATTTGACTCTCCTTAACCAGCGTACCTTTGGAGATTTTATCCAACTGATTTAACGTCTCGTCGAGCTTTATTCGCACAATTTCGTTTCCAACTCGGGCCTTAAGTTCATTTATTTCTGTTCGAACTACTGGGATTTCTTGATTGATATACTGACGCAG